CGACTGGACGATTGGAGAAGGAATAATAATAATAATTCCCGAACGAACGAGGCCGGATGATCTGGATCTCGTTCTTGACGTCTTTGGCGAAAATCACCAGATTCACTCGAAAATAGATTTCCAGTAATCTCCAGAATCGTCGTGGATCGATGAACTGAGACATGTCCCCGATTCTCGATCGGATCTCCTCTAATGACCAGTCGTAACACTCTTGTTTCATGACGTCTGGACGTATCTTTCTCAACATGTCTTTGCGTATTTCTGTCGGTCGACGCATTGTTTCCGAGCGTCTCCGTGTGATTGCATCGTAGTACTCCAGACATGCAATGACAGAAAATGACGACCATTTGGACGGTAGACCCACGCGATAAAACACACCGAAAGGCTCGATAAGTGTGATGAGCATGGCTTGTAATGAATCGGGAATGACGCCCAACTGACCGGTGTTATCGATCCTCTTTTCTGATGCAATCTTGTATTTTAGTTTCATAAAGGACAGAGGTTCTTCTGTATCGATATCCGTTTTCCTCCCTTTCTCAATGTACTCTCTGATCCGAGCAGCATTTTTTGTTTTGTGATCCTCCTTGAAACAACAAGGCGCGAAACCGAACGGATGATCGTCTTTCTTAATGTCCACGAATCCGGGGTGGATATATCCGCCCTTCTTGTTTAGACACGCGTAATACCGTAATGGGAAATCCGATTTCATCTCCGGTGTAGGGAACGCGATCCATTGTGAATCATCGAGTTTCTGTAAATCGTCCTCCTCAACAACCGTCGGTTTCACTTTTTTCTGACACACCGTTGAATAAACATTACTCGGAAATATCGTTTCGAATAACCGGAACTCGTCTTCTGCTTTTGTAGATTTCTCGATTGAAACCGGTGCGAGTCGAAAGCCAGGAACGTATTTCTTGAACATGTTCAGTTCGTCCTCGAACTCTTCATTATACAATCGTACAAAACGACTGAAAAAATACTTGAAACGATCCATGATTTCTTCATTCCGTGATCGTGTGATTCGGATCACAATAAAGTATCTGTCATCTACACGTTCGGTGTGCACAATCGCCGTCAGATCACCGAATCGTGAATTGGAACGATTCCATCCATCGATGTAATTCTTCTCGTCCTCCTCCTCTTTCTTATGTACACTGGTACGATCAAAATAGTACAGAAACATGGACTGGTTCGATCGTGATATCTTGTCGGTATCATTGGTCGATAAATAATTCTGCATGATCGGATTATTCATGCACATGTCCGAAAAGATGGAGGGATCGAGAGGATTCCATTCCTTTTTCAACGGAGAGGGATTCTCGATGCGGAACTCGATCATGACACCGGTCGATTTCCGTTTCACTGCATCAACGGCGCCCACACCGAGTATCCGGAAGACGTCTTCCATGGACAGAGCACCGACGCCGATCATGCATTGGACCCATATCCCATATGCTTTATTCATGACGAAAATCACTGTTCTTCCCTCACCATCATAAATCTGCAACCCATAAAAATGGACCAGATCGGGTGGATCCGATGTAAGAGAAGACGGCGCTCCAATGTTTCCACTGTCATCATAGAATTTTCGGTAGAAAGTCTTGTAATGACAGCACGGGTAGTCGTGAGATAGGATGCACGTCTCAAATAACTGACCCGTGGAAAGATCGATATCGTGTACTTCGAATGTCATGATACGCCCTTTTTCAACAGTATCGGTGATCGGTAATGGTTCCAATTGTGCGAATGTGCGAGCAATCTCATCGGCCGTCTGGACCTGTTTCTCCACACTGTCCTTTGTGTACTCCATATCGTTCCGTTTCTCATTGTACCACTCCATATCCAATCGTTTCTTGAATTCTTCACGATGAAGGACACGGGTCGTCCCTGGAATGACCAGTGATTCACCGAATCGATCGAGAAGAGTCGTTGTCCAAGTAGATTTCAGAGAGAAAAGATTCACACTCCATCGACGTTGTTGCTGTTCCTCAGTATGAACCGGTAACGCCAGAAACAACCATGTCTCCAAAAATCGGTACAGATCGATGTCAAAACCCTCTTTTTTTAATTCATGGAAAATACCCGGAAGATCGTCGACATTCTTTATTGGGGAGAGGAGGGTGTGTAGGGAGACGAAACGTGGTGGTGGACGATCGTCAGATAGGTCAGAAACGGATTTCGGGAAAGAAGTAGGAGTCATAACAAGACTTGGGAAAACGGGATCAATGGATAGTTTCATTCGAGCGAGAAAAGAATCCATGGAGTCAGTTTCATAGAGTGGGATATCGATATTTTTTCCATCGGGAAAAGAGGATAAGATGACCATGTGGTGTGTTGTTTTTTTTATCCATAAAAAAAAAACAATTAAGTCTTATAATTCGACATCAGGATTCAATAACTGAAATTGTTCTTCATAACTCATTGACATAATACGTCTTCCTTCTTCACTGTTTAAAGCGTTGTAATACAATTCTGCCAACTGTGGATCAGTCTGTAAATTCATAACCTTTGCAAATGTTTCTGAATCTTTCAATTCTACCTTACTACCCATCTTATCAGCTATATAATATTTCTTATCAGCTATATGATATTTATCGGATAAGTAACGAATTTTACGTCTAAAATCCAATAAACTGGGATGTCTGTTTGATAGAGTAAGGAAATTACGATATTCACTCGTATCCACATCCATTGAAATAGTAGTTACTCCCTTATGTTTGTAGTAGCTATAGCCTTTAGACTTTAAGGCTGCTAAGTATTTATCAAATGTTTCAGTTCCAAAGCTAAAGTTAATTGTAATCACATTATTATGATCTATTTCTAAATCAAATTCATTTTGTGGAATATCGTGTAGCTCATGGATGACATTGAAAATATATTTATCATAAATACGACCTTCAGCCTGTCGCATCCCTGTTACGTAACCTTCATTACGTATCATCAAATCTTTGAAAGATAAATTAGCATCAGTTGATAATCTTTCAGTTATTGGTGCAGAAGCAATCGATTCTCTTTCAATAATTGGAGCAACAGTGACTGATTGTCTTTCCGAAGCGACTTTTTCAAGTGGTACGGACATCATCCGTTTTGCAGCGAAACCACCTCTAGCAAGTCCTAATCCGGCTACTGCACCACCAATCATTTCCCATATTTGTGTCTTGGTCAATGTTAATCCTTGTGCGTGCGCCGATTCGACGGTTGAAGCCATTGATGCTGTGGTAGAAACAACATTTCCTACACCTGGAATAAATGAAGTTATATTCGCAATATCATTCAGAATTCCTGCTTTCAAGTAATCATCACGACTTTTTCTGGAAGTTGAACTTCTAGCCGCCCTGAAATCAGAAGCGCCACCCATGTTCGATAAGAATGAATTACCACTCCGTCTGCTCATTTATCATACATTAACATTATATTATGATAGAATTGATGAAATCTATTCTTTGGAGTTTGCACACTGCACGATTGGAACCACCATGATTGTGAGACAATCGTGGAAGTCCTCGGAGTGTTTAGGTATCTGGAAGAAGCCATTTATCTCGCTGTGGATTTTGATTTTGGTACATCGGACAAATGGATCGAAATCCACGAATACAACGGTACGGATCATTTCAAAATCGGTGAGATGGATAAATCCGGATGGACAATGATTCCAACCTGATAGGATTTATCTTATTGTAAACAAAAACAATCATAGTGGAAGTAATGATGGTTTGGTCGGTCCGCTGATGAATGCATTTCGATTGGTTTCATCGATACATAATCGTTGTGGATTGTGTGTATCACTAAGACTGCGCAGACAGATGGTCTTATTGGTCGTAAATGGGTAGCGGAACGCGCCGATTTTTTCGTTAAAGACGGAGAAGTGGAAACAATTATCCTCGTCGGTGGATAGATCCGTTGGTAATGTAATGGTCTTATTGAGGATGGAGATGGTATTATCCCGAAAACACAGTTTCTGGTTCTTGTTGGATTTCCGACAAATGCATAATTTGTTATCGTAAGAACAAGAAACAGCCTGATCGGATAGATTATAGTCCGATCCATCGTAATGTTGTTGTCTGTACAGAATGATAATGAGGATACAAATGATGATAAAGAGGATGATAACGAGTATCCATGAAATAGCGTTGGTAGATATGATCTTCATTTTCATTCCATAAAAAGAAAAAATATTTTCTTTGTACAAAGTCATTTAAAGCCCTTGGTTCGAATAAATAATGAAAATGATTTAAAGAAATGAGTGATTTTTCATTATTTGTCCGTACAGATTACGCCGTTTTTCTTCGAATGACTGTGTCGAGAGAGAGAGAAATGGAAAAAAATATATATATATATCACATAGATAGATAGATAGATATGCACATCTGGATTCGTTATCCATCATCTCATCGAATCGTGTTTTCTGTTTACAAATGGATTGTTCATCAATATGGAGACGCCGTCGATTGTTTTTTTATCGAATATGTAGAGGATGATTATCTCTCACGAGTAATGACGGGTTCTAATATCCGTCTAGTCCCATATGACGAACATGTCCATCCGCTGCTGTTGAAAATATTAGCAAAAAACGATCTGATCATCGTGAATCCCGATTTCCCGGATTCCATCTATCCACTTTTTATGAAGAAACTCGATTGTATCGTAACCACACATCATGAGGAGGGAATGAAGATCCTGAAGAGTAAGTATCTGCGATGGACTGGTTCGTGTTTCTTTCACACAATGTGTATCAGATATTGTGACGAATGGACACATCTTATCGACATCGTTGCACATCATCGCACGATCCATGTCATTCCATATGATGGAGTCATTGTGAAGAATGAGGAGTCTGCACGATTCATGGATATGAGATACTGGTCAGATGTACACCATGATCTAATGAAATTGAATTTCTTCTTATGGAATCGTCTCATAGAAAATAATTCATTGTCGTCTGATTCTCGAATTGCACAAGATGTCCATCACTCAGAACAAATGTCAAAGAATTATATCCAAAATCCTTCGGTGTGTACGACAACCCGTGCCAATTGTCATGAGGACCCATATACGGCCTGATTTCTTGTGTCACATCATCGTTTTTTTCATTGAAGATACGGATGATACAACGATTACAAGGACCGCGTTTATAAGGAATCCGAATCTTGTACCACTCATTTGAAAATAGATAGTTGATCTCATACTGATTCTTGTTGACCCATACCACATTTCGACACATCATCTGGTAGAAATACAGATAGATGATCCGTAATAAAATGCGTGTGTTCTCATAATAACTGTTCAACCACATTTTTCTTTGACGACAATGTTTGCTTAGATATAAAGAATACAATGAAGAATAATAAAACATGAATTATTATGAGGTTCTAGGTGTTCCGAAACAAGCGTCTGAAGACGAAATCAAGAAAGCGTATAAAAAACTCGCCATGAAACACCATCCGGACAGGGGAGGTGACGCGGAACAATTCAAGAAAATCAACGAAGCGTATGCTGTACTCACAAATCCAGAAAAGAAGATGATGTATGATCAGTATGGGACGGTTGATACTTCGAACATACCGATGCCGAACATGGAAGATTTATTCGAGAATCTTTTCGGATTTTCTTTTGGAGGAGGAGGTGGAGGTCATCATATGTTCCGTCAGAAACCACAAGAACTAAAAACACCCGACACAGAAATGACGATAGAAGTCGGATTAGAAGACGTCATGAAAGGATCAACCGTCCATATTCGAGTCCGACGAAAAAAATACGGTTCTGAAAATCAGACCACCTGTTCGACGTGTCGTGGTCAGGGACAGGTTGTGCATCAAACCAATCTCGGGATCGGAATCATTTCTCAGAATATATCCATGTGTCATCAATGCCGTGGGACCGGAAAATCCTTTTCTGAAAAAGATGTACTGACAGAAGAAGAAGTCATCCCTGTCCCAATCCCAAAAGGGATCCCTTCAGGAAATCGTTTGGTGGTACGTGGGAAAGGCGATGTATACCCCAATCATCTCCCCGGTGACGTGATCATGTCGGTGATGTATAAAAAACACGAGACCTTTGAAATCGATTCCAATAATCCACTCAATCTGATTTACACAATTCGCTGCACATTATCTGAATATCTCATCGGATTAGAACGTCATGTCCAATTACTGGATGATCGTGTTCTCCATCTCTACAGTAAAACGTCATTATCGAAAACCATTGATAAACCACTCGTTCGTATCATTAAAAACTACGGATTGACATTCCGAGGACGAACAGGAGATCTATTGGTCCGATTTTATATCGTACTGCCCTCCAAAACAAAATCATCTGACAAAGATGAAGAGATTAATGTCACATTCAATCACCAGTTGTACTCTTTTTATTTACCAACCGTACCACCATCATCATCATCACATAAATATCATGTATCTATGAATATAGCGACATTATGATGATGATATCGTGATGATGCGTTCAGTGTTTACATTGTTCAGATCGAACTGAACCATATTTCCTAAAAACGATCGGAAGATACCACAAGACGTGACAACCGAACTTTTAAGATACGATAGTGTCGTCGCCGCTCGATTGGTTGCATTTGTGATCTGTTCATATGCAAATGGAACAGTCATAACTCCCAGCGTTTCATTCGCTTTCCACGCCGTGATCGATATCATTATGACACGCTGTGTTCCATTGATAAAACCCTTATAATGATATGTAAAATATGTGTCTTGAGGAAACTCTACACTGGACGTTTCCAATGGTGCAGTGAAATACAAGAATGCGGTTTTTGGGTAAGCATATATTGATGGTGTATTAAAGGTTTCCCCAGATAACAAAGTGTACCGGAATACAAGAGGTGCTTGCGACATTTGTCTACTACAATTACCAAAGAAAAAAAATGTTGCTCATTTATAGACAGACACATGGCGTCATTCACATATAATTATTATCAGTTAGCCAATCTCTCTGTACCGAATACGTACGCATTTCCAAATTTTTATGTAGTTATCGGAAATGCGCCCATTCAACAACCGGTTTCTTCATTAACCAGTCGGTACAGTATCACGATCGAAAGCATCCTGAATGGAGATAATTTCTATGAAACATACAGCATCACAGCATCGGATGATACAACAAACACGACAATCGGAACACTATCATTCGTGTTTAATTACATCCAGATATCCAAAGCGAGTGGTGTATCTCAGACTCTGGTTCCCTCATTAACTGGAAATGTACTCACCGCATCTGGAGAATTTGCATCACTACTCAATGGAGATGTGACCGTTTATTATGATAATATTACTGGTGAACGCCAGATTGAGATCATACCATCATCATGATTCACGTATTAAATCGAGTCGTACCGGTCCATTATTGAAGAATACACGGAATCGGATCTGAAGAATATCATCTTCCACGATCTTCTTGTCCATATATTCATGTTCGTAAATAATATGACCATTATTATCCAAATAATCACATCTAAGCTCGAATGTGGCCGTTTCACAGATGATCAGAAACGCCTTCTTTATATCCGATAGATATTGTGCTTCTTGACACGATAGAAACCATGTCATTGTATGACCGAATTCTACATCCAATTCATCGATTTCATGGAACATGAAACGTAGTTTCTTGACCACATCGAGCGATTTTTCAGTCATGTCTTGCAGATATCTGTCGATAGGATTCATCTGTTTTCTACACAATTGTCACGCAATCATTTAAATGATTTAAATATAACTTTAAATCATTTTCAAATTAACATTCTTGTCGTTCCATCCAATCCAGACTTGTAATCGCTTTACAGTTTTTGACACACAAATATTTAAAGGATTTACATAAATTCTTTAACCCAATTACTAAAAAACTGTAAAGCGGTTACAACCTTCGCCTGTATAAATATATTTAAAGAAATGGCCTATTTTTTCAGTAAGTCATTTTAGAGTGTGACAAAATTCATTTAGTGTTTGTAATGGTTCATAAACACATCGAGGTCTTTCAACCATAATTGTTGTGGTGATGTTTGTCTCAGTTCTCTGGTTTCTTTCTTCAATGAATCAATCTTTTGCTTCAATTCCATAATCTTTTCCGATGAAAAGTGACGCATCGGAATATTCAAGAGGTATTGATAACCATCCTCAATCTTCTCATACTTTTTATCGTTCAGAATCTCGTTCATTTTATCCTCTGGTAATCGGAATATGTGCAGTTCATTGGAATAAATCTCGGAAATGAACCGCATCTTGTTTGTCATTACTCTCAATTGATGATCCATGGTTTTCAGTAGATGCGCTTTCCGTTTCTCGTACAATGCTAATCGTTCCACAGCATATGTCTCGAATATCTTTTTGATATTATCGTATTTCTGTAAACGATCTTCTTTCGTGAATAAGACCATGTTTGAAATATGTAGTGTGGTTTGCATTTTCAGATTTTCAACAGTCGGTGTGAACGACGATGATGTCTGAAATACAAAATTCACATCATTCGGTGTCGAGTAATTATGCATCTGCACCAACTTTTTATCCTCCAGCAATTGTTCGAGATCTTCTTTGAATTTATTCGTCCATAATTGGACAGGTAATTCCGTCACCTCGTACATCGGACCACCATCTTTTTTGAACGGTTTTTTATCCGATACTTTCAAAATACCGGTAGTCACATATTTCTTATCATCGATTTTTTCAATCGATCCTCTGAATCCACGATAATACGGATCAATATCCAACACAAATGATGAAGGATCCTGTAGCCACGATCGGACGGCGTTTACAATTTCTTCTACAGAAAAACACGGGACGGAACAGGACCATCCAGTCCCGATACCGGCTGAACACCCGTTCACCAGAATCATTGGAATGATCGGGACATAGTAATCCGGTTCCACCCGATCACCATCATCCAGTGTATACGTCAATAACACATCATCTTCATCCGGGAACAGGTAACGTGTCAATGGACCCAGTTTTGTAAAGATATATCGCGCATTGGCTGCATCCTTTCCACCATAACACCGGCTACCGAATTGTCCATCACGATATAAATACGCAATATTATTACTCCCAACAAAATCATGTGTCATTTTAATGATTGTTTCAAACAAACACTGTTCACCATGATGATAATTCGATTGTTCGGCGCAATATCCCGCTAACTGAGCTACCTTCATGCTCTTTCCACTATGAACCAGATTTTTTTTAAACACGGAGAACAAGATCTTGCGTTGTGAAACCTTCAATCCGTCGTACAGATTCGGGATACTCCTTCTGCAATCTTCTAATGAAAACTTTATCAGTTCCTGATTAATGTATGTCGATATCGGGTACAAATCGATCGGCTCGGTATATGAATTGGGGTTGTACGTCGTCAACCAGTTCTTGCGTTCCTGTGTCGATAGTTTGTTGAAGACTTTGTCCAATAATTCATCGGTATCATCATCGTACTTCAATCCAACGACCTTCTGTCCAAAAGTATCACGGATTTCCTGATCTGATGAGGTACCCAGACCCTTGTAGTATTTCACCTCTAACATTTTCTTTTTTTCTTGAAGTGCTTTCTGATATGCAAAGTCAGAATAATACGTGATAATGGTCTTACGATCGAATGTGATTTTAGCGATCGGTGTCATCATAATATTCAGAAAACACGGATCACGTTTTAGTATCGATGGAAACAATTTGTGGAAAAAATTAATAATCAGTGAACAGATGTGGTGTCCGTCCTCATCCGCATCGGTTATAATCAGCACCTTACCGTATCGAAGTGTCTTCCAATTATCATCATCACTGTAATCGGTCTGATACCGCAGATTCAGTGTCTGGATAATATCCGTAATCTCTTTATTCTCAGAAATCGCCTTCATCGTGGCGTTGCGTACATTAAGACACTTTCCACGCAACGGCATGATTCCGAAATACGATCTCCCTTTTTTTCCATTCCATCCTACATTAATTCCATTGGTTGCATATGTTTTTGCGGATAGACCTTCGCATAAGACCAACACGCAATCACTCGCGTGTCTTGTCCCAGCCAGATTTGCAGGATCCAGTCCATCAATACGACGGAATGATTTCCCTTTCTTTTCTGTTTTTTTCAGTGTCTGTAATTCACGTTGTTTCAGCATATCATTGACATTCTCAACAAAAGACCATTTCATGATTGTATTCAGGACCCGTGTCTCCATTTTAAACGGAAATGATGGTTGTATAAGTTTCGTTTTTGACTGACTATTGAATCTCGGATTCGGTAACCATGTGTTTACAATGATGGTGAAATACATCCGGATATCTTTCCACGTGACCTTGTTCTTTCCCGACCATTTCGTGCAAACACGATCCGCCATTTCTGTGGTAACCGCATCACAATGAACACCACCATCGCGATTCATGATACCATTCACAAACCCGATTTCATGGAAATGTTCATCCCTCGATAATCCGATCATGATCTTGGTTCCATTCTCCATTTCGGATACAACAAATGGTTCTACAGGATACAATCGACAGTAATCACTAAATTTTGAGAAATTGAACTTTGTGTCATTCAGGTATATGCTGATTCCAGTTACCATGGATGCATCCATTGTGTATTTGCTGTACAACCGCAGAATCGTGTCGTCATAACCAGTAGTATATCCAAATCGTTCAAAATCGGGGATCCATGTTATCTGAGTAGCGCCACTACCATTTTTATTCGATGCGATCTTTGGTTCTCCGCATTTGCGCATATTATTGGTCCATTTCTGACGGTAACGCAGTTTTTTATCGGGGTCGATGCAATCGATTTCGAATTCTTTTGAAAAGACGTTGACTAATTTAATTCCTAATCCATTCCGTCCCGATGATAATCGTTCTTCCGTATCATCTAGATTTGATCCACTCAATAAATGACCAAAGATCAGTTCGGGATTATAGATTTTTTCTTCTTCATGTACCTCTATCGGGATATGGAGTCCGTCATTCCATATACTTGTCCTTCCCGTATCACGATCTATGGATACTCGGATTTTCGTTGCACGGACACCCGCTTGTTTCGATCGCCATACATTATCAATTGCATTCGATAATGCTTCGATGAATATTCGGAGCAATCCATCCGAATATACGACATCTTGTTGCAACACGATTGTAGTCGTATCATCATCACATGGAAATTTATTTGTCATCCACTCTTCCTTCTGAGGACGGCGTTCAACCGATCCCAGATACATATCGGGACGATGATGGATATGGGAGATGGGATCTAACTTTTTGTATGTGGGAGCTTTCATTTGTTTTTTCCACAATAATCTATTTCACAACATGATCAGTTTTTTTTTTTTCTTCACGCGATCATCCTATGTTGTAGTGAATGTGCACTCTATACGAATATCTTTCTTACAAAGATTTTATGAAAAATATATCTTCGAGTCATTTTAATTAATTATTCGTACATTCCAAACGATTTTCGTGATGATTTAACATACCCTACAAAACACGTACGTACGTTGACAATCCAAGGTACGATTTTTTATATGATCTAAAGACATGTATGTATTCATAATAGATAAAGAACAAGCAGAATGAGTTTAACGCAACTATTGGTACATTACAATGTCCGATTTGACTCAAATGAAACTCTGGAAATTTGTTTAGATGATTTCGTTCAAAATATTGCGGAATGTAAACCATCCTATGTGACTAAAATCAAAGATAAAACCAAGCGGAATGGGTTATGGTACAAGGATGCTGAGGTTGCGATTTCCGAATTGTGTCCAAAACTCCGATCCAAGAAAGCAAAAGAATTCTATGAACAGTGGAAATCTTTCAGAAACACAGAATCGACTGATCAGAGAGAATCCGAATCAACTAATGAGATCGGAGATACGGAGACATTGACCTCTTTCTTGGATATCCGAAATAATTATTTTCAGTATAAAGGGAAAAAAGTTTTGGTCATTGTCAAAGAAGGGGTAGTATGGTTTAAGGGCATCGATATTGCTCGGATATTGGATATAATGGAGACGCAGAATGCGATTCAACATAGTGTCATAAAAGAAGATAAGATAACTTTTGAAACTTTGAGGGTGGGATTGAATTCCACCCTTGAAAATCAAAAAATCGACCCTCAGACAATATTTATCAATCAAGAAGGTATGTACGATCTTGTCATGTCGTCTCGGAAACCTGAAGCCAAAATATTCCGCCGTTGGATCTCTCACAAAGTCCTCCCTTCCATTAATCGATTTGGTTCTTATTCCATCGAGAAAAAGTATGGGTGCTTTTATGACGATCATGATCTCTATGAATATGATGGATGTAACGTTTGTTATATGGCCTATATTGGTGTGCATGATGGTATACCGTTGTTCAAATACGGCATCACCTTTGATTATTATCGGAGAGAATACCAAGAGCATCGCAAAACCTTTGATACATTTCAGTTGTTATATCTCCGACAGACAGACAATAATCATATTATTGAAAGTCTATTCACAAAAGAATGCAAGAGTAAAGATATCTATGTTCAGAAAGAATTCAAAGGGAAAAACCGAACCGAATTATTTACAGTGAATGAGTCCCAGTCTTTTGAACGGATGAGGATGATAATGGACAAATTGATTGAACAGAATCCGACGAAAGAGCATCAGAAATACGAGAAAGAAATCCAACGATTACAACAAGAGAAGGAGGAGTTGAACAAGAATTATAAACATCAGATTGAACGATTATTGCGGAGAAGACTGAACGCTTACAAGAATTGCAATCACACAATAAAACATTACAAAATGACAAGACCGTATTATATAATTTGTTTGCCACGATGAAAGATATGATAGCATCACTACGCCCGTAAATCGAAATCCTACAGACAAAAAATTGTACCTTGGATTGTCAAGGTACGATTTTTTGTCTACTCTCTCTATAAATGAGATTTTCGTTTGAGTGTGGACATGAGCGAGATATAAACACGATATTCACGCAGATTCAAGAGAAGCAATATGATGATGAAAAGTTACGGGACATGCATGTTCAGTCCATTGATCGAGTTTCTGAAAACACGTATATTTATCACATGTCACCATCCTTTTATGATGGATGGTTGAATGTCGTGTTACCCTTTGTCCATCCTTATCTGTGTATACGTAATCATTCACTCTTTCATATGGATCAGAAGATCATTGAAGTTAAACTAACAGGGGTGGATTTTACGTTCCACTCGTCTTTCGTACTGAATTTTCAAAGAAATGTCATTGAAATTGATGATCATTCGATTCGGATACCACGACGCTTTCTCATGTTTCGTGCACTCTTTCTTCAGCACTTCATTCCAAGACTGGTAGCCACCATACGTACTGAAGTATGCAAGTCATGAAAACGGATTCATTCCATTCTACTATAAACACAATTCTTTACAACATTTCATGAACCATTGTAACCCCTTTCACATTTCGCCACAAAGTATTTAAAGAAATACCATTTGTTTAAGTCACTATCATAAATACTTGAAAGGTGTTAGGAACCATGCTGACCAAAACCATTGTTCACAGAAAATGATTTGGATATTATAGCCTTCCATTTGCAAAAAATAAATAGACTATCCATGAAATAATGATTATGAGTACGGAACTAATAGTTACGATAAGTATGATTCTGGTGCTCTGGTTGTTTTCAGGTACAGGAGTTGGTGGTGGAGTTGTTGGGGATGGAGTCCGACACGGATTGGGATCACATAGTCCTTTTGTACAACCAAGATCTTTATCGAAAGAACATTGCTCACATTTTTTAGAGGATGGATTACATTTATACAGGGGAGGACATGTAGTACACATTGAATCATTACATTTATACCACGTGTATGACATTATTTTATACAGTAAAAAAAAATAATTGTCATAATAAGAGATCGCGAGATGATCAAGTGAACGTGATTTATAAAATTGATGATCATGTCTCAAATATACAATATGTTCAAGCTTGTATGTGACCATTTCCAAATTATTATTTCATCATCTATTCCGAGATGAATGGTTTCACAAAATAATTTTTTCGAAATATGTTGTGTGTGAAATAGATGGAGAAAGTTCTGGAGAAATGTATCTCGGAGACTACCGATGTAGTACAAATCGAGAGTCTACGACAAGAACGAGAAACGATCATGATGATGCGTCATGATAAATATTTGGTCAAGTACACAGGAAATAGGATGAAGGATATGGTATTGTATCATTGGTATTTTCAACATCGTGCAAAACGGAATTTCTGGACGCCGACACGTATACAGGCGTTTCGAATGGTTTGTGCAAATCAAATTAGTACAATCGTCAGTGACGTCGAGAAAATGATATGTCTTATCGATTCGATATTGTATATTTTTGAAAAGACGGATATATGGACAATCCCAAGAAACATGTCTATTGAAATGAGACAGTTATTTACGAAGAAATCAATGATTCCTTCCTTATTACGACAGCAGGAATTCTTGAAGGGGTCGATTCAAGAATTTATACAGGACAAATGGTGGTACGATAAATGGAATTACATGATAATGTCTTTACACGGGAATTATGCTCTATACCAGGAGATTCAGAAACGAGCGGTTTATGACTTGTATTTTATCGGATGTATCCACATCATATCATCTCAGGATTCGTTTTTGACAAATTCGATTCCTTTTTATGGTACACGAATGAATACGTTGTGCAAATACTACTCGATACATCCGATGAGTGTATTGGAGAGATGGATCCAGGATATAAAATACTGGCATGTTATGACAGAGGATGAGAATGAAATGTTGCTCACACATCGATTATTACCACATCCGGATCATTTTGTTTATTACCCCAAGAAGACCGTGCAGATACAAGAAAACATGACCTTTGCATCGAGGATCGGATTCCCCTATCGGTACATGATTACCTCTACAAATCTTTAGACCGTCCGACATGGAAACGTCGGATCTTCATGTAAATCTTGGGTTGTGTTCATCCACCTTGTGTATCCATGTCCCTAGATAATCATCATCATTATTATGTCCGGTAAAGATGATTTAGAACAATGAGATATGTATCTTCTAAAGTATGAAAATGATGTAAATAAATTATATTGAACAGCGGCAAGGTTGTAACACCTTTTAAAGTCTTTACGATAATGAGTTAAAGAAATGTTCTTTTCTTTAAATACTTTGTGGTGAAACTTTAAAGCGGTTACAACTATGAACAACGGTCATTTTGAGATCACTAGATTTTCAAAAAGTATTTAAAGAAATGCTGTTTCTTTAAGCCATTATCCAAAATGCTTTAAAGTGGTTACAACCCTCACTGTATTTTTTTTTTCTTCATGATAAAATGGAAGAAGAGATCGTAGCTCGTCAAGTATTGTATCGATTTATACGTGCTGTGGTGGTGCGTAGAAGATTATCATCGCCGCGTGCTTTGGCGCGTCGAAAATTATCGCGTGCTTTGACGCGTGCAAGGTTGGGTCAGCATATTTTTGAAACAGACCCTCCTCTTCCAGAAATATCAGTGAGTCCATCATTAAGAGCATCGTCGGG